ACATTGGAACCATGCGGTACGCATCTGCAGGTGAATACAACTTCCCGCTTCGGTTCATCGTGTCGAGCCACCCGTTGGGATACTGAATAGGCATTAAGCGAAACTCCATTCTATCTTTGGCGTGCTCAGCATACCGACCGCGCCGCTCACTGCGTCTACGTAGTCGTCATGCGGTGCGCTTGGAAATGCGACGACTTCATCTATAAAATCACGAGCCCACGCACCGGCTACGATGCGCACTGCGCCCGCTTCCGCTCGTCCGGCCCATGGCATCGCCCGTTGTACTTTGTCGCCCTTCACATCGATACCGCGAAACGGCACCGACGCTAACTCCGGAACTCTGCGCAGTTCTTGAACCGCTGCCAAGCCGTTCATGGCTTTTTCAATGCCGTGCGTCGTGTTCTCTTCGCTGCGCATCGTCGATATCATCACGCGTCGCACGTCTGGCCATTCTGCGCGCATGTGTATGCCGTCGGCTATGTAGAGTACCCCTTCGTGCAAACAACACCGCACGGAGGCAGTATAGTCCGCTGATTGCTTCGTACTCGTTGCTAAGTCCCAATACCGGAACCACTTCGCGCCGTGCGGTCTGACGTCGCCGATCCGTAGCCACTCACGACGGAACAATGCACCGATTGGGTCGGTGAATTCGCCGTCGACTTCTTGGCGATACATCTCAGACGTCATTGACTGTTTCAACGTCGACACGAAGGTGTCATCGAGGAAGGTGTTGTCGGTCGTCTTACTTCGGATTGTGGCGTAGTCGCGATGGTCACCAGTAAATAACTCATAGACCCAATCTTTGCCGCGTGGCGTGGTCGACATCCAAGCCCGACCCGGTGCTTCGCGCAATGTCGCAATACTCAGCGGCCATATCTCCGCATCCATCATAGCCACCTCGTCAAGCCATAACCACCCCGCATTTGCGCCACGCAGTCGGTCTGGGTTGTCAGCACTGCGGAATATGATGCGACGGTCACCGATGAGCCGTAGTTCCATCTCTGACTTGTTCCACGCGGTCACGATGCCAGCCTTCGCGGTCAACTTGAGAATGGTCTCCATTGCGCCAAGCCGAAGCATTGGATACGTTGGAGCCACGACCAGTCCCGTGGTGCCCTTCGGTTGGCGCAGTGCTTCCACCGCGCCGGCTCGTGTCTTACCTGAGCCACGACCGCCGACGAACAGACGGAACCGTGCGTCACTCGCCCAGAATGCCCTTTGGGGTGACGTCTGCGAACTGTGCCGGATCGTCGGGAGCGCTGAGGTCGATGGCGTAGTCGCTTGGCGTGTTGGTGTTAACGACATGATGATTGTCTCGGTACTTCCAAGGTCGAAGCCCCTTCAATAGGAATATCAGAAGAACATCGCTGCCGGCTTTTGCACGATCTCGCGCAATGCTCTCGAGTTCGTCCGCGCCGTCTTCCTGCGCATCGTCAATCGCCTGTCGAAACTCATCATCGACGTCGCGGAGCTTGTACACTGCGCGCCGTGATACGCCTGCGATGGTCAGCGCTTGGCTAATGTTGCCGGTCTTTGAATACGCACGTAAGAACGGAACGCACCAAAGCGGACGACCGGGAAGATTGTATTCGCCCTCTTTGCGCTTGGCGATGGTCACCCGATTTTCTCCGAAGAGATGAACCGAAGCGCCACGTTGAGAATAGCCAACGCGTACGCCAGCTGCGGAACTAAGTCTTTCATCTCAGGCCACTGTGTGACCGTGCCGATAATCATCGTGGCCAAGGTCAACACGTTAATCCATACGGTCTTTGATTCGTACCATGGTTTCATGTTATGCCCCTATCTCTTGTCGAATCCAAATCAAGAACACCGCCCACACGCAGGCAATAATTAGCGCACCGACGTACGCTTGTTTTTCAAGTGTCGCGATGCGCTTTTCGAATTCTTTGAAGTTCGCGTCGCCGTTTTCGAGACGTGCCAACACCGCGTCGAGCTTCGTCTCTACCCGGGCCATCTTTGTCTCTAATGATTCTGTCATCGTCATCCCTGATACGCTCGAAACTCTGTGCGAATGGTGTCCATGTTGATAGCGGTGCCCGGACACGTCTTCTTTGCCGCTGGGTATTCGCGGTGACCCTTTAGCGTATCCTTTGATACTGTGATGCTACGCCACTTCATGAGCTCTAACGTCGTCGCTCTGACCATCGTGTGTAAGTCGTCTGGCCAAGCGTGCACGTCGTAGTCGCCAACGACCTCGATGCCCCACATCGTATTATTTCCGCGGATATCAGAGCAATGCACGCCGGGTAGGTTGAGCGGACACATTTGCCAGATACCGTCGTTCTCGACCTTCGGCGATCCGGTCACGATGAACAGATGCGGGCCGCCTCGCCATCCCATAGATTCGTACCGTGAAGACATTGCATCCATGGTACGCTTGCCGTTCCATTGGCTCGGTGTTGGTCGCCATGTGTGATGCAAGACCACGCCCTTCGCCCACGGTGCGACGCTTGGCGCATACTTGGCCAGATGCGCACGGAACTCGTCCACCGTGCGCCACTGAAGCAATGCGTATGCGTAGCTCATGACCGCGTGCCCGCCCACCGGGATATTTTGTTCATGAACGCCGATTTGTTCATGCGGTTGACGATGAAATACAGTTCATTACCGATGACGGTAATGTTGCCGTGTGCGTCCTCGTAGCTTTGAATAAGTGACCACTGCGCGTCAAGCTTTGGTCGGTACCATAGATGGATGGCGAACTTCTTTGAGATGATTCCGTATGCGCTCATCGACGTGGCGAACCATTGCCCCGCTTTGTCTACCTGTACGAACGTCTGCGTTGCCGTGTAGGTGCCGCCGGGTAGCTTTAGCTCAGTCATGTTTGGGATTGGTGGTTCGACGTTGGTCATGCTTCGTCCTCCTCTGCGTTTATTATCGCATTGCCGTCAAGGACGGTCACGCTGCGTACTCCCCGCGTATCTTCTCCGGAATATCAACGTCATACGACCGAGACATCAAAGCAAGGCGCAGTCGCTCGTTTGCCTTGCGCCTTGCCTTGCGGGATTGCTGTTGATAGAGTGCGTGTTTGCCACGTCGCGATCTGCATTGTTTGCAAAGACAATTAAGCACTTTCATTGTTCCTCGCCTTGTCCTTCATAATAACTTCAACGACATACTCCACAATCTCATTGACCATGTCTTCATCAAACGGGTCCCATTCGTATCCATACCATGATTTTTTTGTGCTTATCGGGTTTCCAGATGGATTGTCTTTTGAAAAGACTTCAATGCGCAAATAATCACATGGCCACACTGGGTCATCAATTGAGAAATCATAGAAAGCAATTTTGTATCCCTCAAAAAATAACGTTTCACCCCAAAGCGAAATGGCTTCTTCATCTGGCGATGTTTCATCTCGCGTCTTATCGACAAGTGGTTGCATTGCTTCACGGAATGCGATTTGCAGTATTTCTTTGTTCATTGCGTCACCCGTGGCAACGTCACGCCGCTCTGCCCTTGGTACTTCCCGCGCTTGTCTGCGTAGGTCACTGCGGGACGGTCGCCACGAAAAAACATCACCTGCGCGATGCCCTGATTTGCGTGCACGGTTATGTGATGCGATGTGCAGTTGTGTAGTTCGATGGTCAACTCACCGCGCCATCCCGGCTCCATCGGTGTGCAATTGACGATGAGCCCGCACCGTGCGTACGTTGACTTGCCGACGACGATTCCTACGACGTCGTCGGGAATGGCGAAGGTTTCGACCGAGCGACAAAGTACGAATTGACCCGGCCCGATTCGCGTGTAGTCTTGGGTTTCGCGATGCAATACTGCGTGTTCAATCAGAAGCGGGTCGACGTGTGAGTACGGAGCGTACCGCACCCACTCGCCAGCGACGCGCATGTCGTAGCCAAACGACGTCACACCGTACGAGATGACTCCGGGTCGCGGTACGCCTTCAGCGTATGGCGTAATCATTCCTTCGTGCGCCAAAAGCGATATCTCACGGTCATTGAGTATCATCGTCGTTTCTCCGCTTCTTCTTTTAGTAGCTGGCGCTGAAGCGCTTCTATCTTGACGGTGATTTCACTGCGCCAGATGCGCAGGTCTTCACGGTACGGATGTTGCGTAAGCTCTGCGTCAATCTCCAACCGCTTCCATCGCCAGAACTCCAAGATTTGTAACGTGCTACTCACTCCACACCGCCACCCCGTCGTCATCGATGCGCATCCATTGCGACCAGCACGATTGCGATGCCTTCCAATGCTTCCACCCTTTGCCGTCGTTCCATAGTCTACGGAATGCTGCGTATTGCGTGACCGGCTCGTCGGTGTCTGCGTGTGTTCGTCCTTCGAGCCACATGTAGGTGGAGTCGTTGAACTGAAACAACCCGCCGTCCTTCGTGCGAGATCGTGCGTGCATCGAGTACGTGCCGTAGTTGTGACCGTCGCCAGACTCACACGCCACGATGGCCGCGGCTTCGCGTGTCACTGCGAACGGCTCAACGCTGCACACGCTGCCATTGCATAGCAGGTACCAATACAATATTACTGCTCCCATCGTCTCTCCTTCAAAACCATACCGATGGTTATCGCCAGCGCTGCGCCGACAAAGCCAAGTACACACCCAGCGATGAACTCAATCATGACTTTGTACCTCTTCGCTCAATGCTAACAACTCTTCGACTATGTCGTCAATGATCAGCGCCAACGTCGGATTTCGCATGCTTCCCCGCGTCACCACTTCGTCGTCCTCGTCGTCGGCCCGCTCCCGCACCATCATCCACCGTCCGCTTTGACCGACCTCGACGCGGTACCAATAGCGACCAATCAATTTCCGCCAAATCATACGCATTGCGCAGTACCTCCATGACGTCCATCGCTTCGTCGACGGTACGAATGATGAGTGTGGGGTACTCGCTCCATTGTGCAAAGAATTCTTTTTGTTTCGGACTCAGCGCACCTTTTGGTGTCTTGACCTCGACTAAGAATAGCACACCGCGAAAACCGACGACCAAGTCTGGGACACCGCCGCCGGCATTGCTCAGGTCACCCACGAGCGCGCCGTTGTACTGAAGCGTTGCCACGATGGCCCGATGGTTCTCGTCAAGCTTCTGACGGAACCGCGGTACGTATCCTTTGCTCATCGCTCGACCTTTTCGCCGGTGAACGCCATCATCAACTCAATCAGATCGCGGTCAGCACTGCGCACCTTCCAGCGTCGCCACTTCGTCGCCAACGCTGCGAACTCGCCGCCCTTGGCGATGCTCCCATCGAGTCGCACGTTGAACCGCTCGATGGCCTCCCTTCGCTTCAGCGCAGAGCCGGGACCGTACGCAGACGATGCGCTTTCCATCATGGCCACGAAGCGCTCTTGTGTCTCGACCTGGGATGCCCGCAGTGCGTCACGCCATGCGGTTTCCAATTCGTCCACCTCGGTGGCCACGATGATGAGTGAGCCGTGTACATCCTTGCGACACAGTGCGCAGAGCTGCGGGTATGGCGTCGGTGTGTCCATCGTCCGAGCGCAGCAAAGACACATCAAAGGTGCCGTCTTTTTTTCGCTTGGACTATGCATGGGTTTGTTTGTATCGTTGAACAGTGGCGTCATAACTCAACATCCCTTCTTCGGTCATTGCGTCCAATTGACGCTGACATACTTCGGTAGATATTTGTGTTCTCGTCGCAATAGCTTTAGCGGTCAAAGATATTCCGTTAAGCGCTCCCAAGATTCGTTGCGAAAATACCGCGTTTATACTAATACGTTCACTCTGTTCACTCTTGCCCGGTTTAATTGATTCTATAGCCTCAAACCTATCGTTCACTCTTGATTCACTCTCGTTCACTCTTGGTAACTCTTGGTAACTCTTTACCTCACTTTCGTTCACTCTCTCTAAAGAGTTACCAGAGTTACCAGAGTTACTAGAAGTACTAGAGTTACCAGAGTGAACGATATTAGTAATAGGGAGAGTGCTATAACGACCGTACGAAACACGTTGAACCAGCTTATCTTCGAGTAGTCTGCGTAGGTGTTTCTTGATAACCGATTCTTCGCGGCCAAGCTCCGTAGCGATTTCTTTTGGCGACCAAGTGTAGGTTTGGTTTTTCTCCATAACGTCGTACACTGCCCGTCGCTCCGAGCCAGTCGCCGCCAACACTTTGGACTTCGGGTCAACCACGTGGCTTCCGAGCATGTCATCCCATGCAAGCTCAACACGATCCACGCCGGCAATGTTTCGGTCAGTCATGCGAAGGATTGACACATATTCGCTTGCGGGGTCTCGTGTCAATAACCACATCGCATCTACGGCACCGCTGATGCCTGTAGAGCCGCTGATTTTGTCGAACGGGTTATCATCTTTGGTTATCTTGGTTTTGTTTGTGTGATGCACAACAATGATGGTTATATTCCGCCGTTGTGCAATGCGTTGAATCTGTTTGAGTGCGTCGTAGTCCGAAGAGTACACTGGCGTACGTGGGTCGACCGGCTCTCGCCACTGCGCCAACACGTCGATGATAACCACGCGGATATCAGGGTTGTTGTCAAGACGGTTTTCTAAGTCTTGACCGGCGAGTACTCCGCGGTTTGGCCAATCCTGATTAAAACCGAAATACAAGTTCTTTGGCCAGTCGCCGAAGTTCATCGAAGACAATCGACGGTGCACGCTGTTCTTACTCATCTCAAGGTCGAGATACAACACGCTGCACTTTGTTTTTACTTCGAATGTTTTGAAGACTTCGGTGCCGGTGGCGACAGCGACGGCGAGGTGCAAAGCCAAGAAGCTTTTGCGACTCTTCGGAGCGCCGGCGAGGATGTAGCACCCCGTGGTCATGATGTCGTCAACGATGTACTCGACCGGTGCGACGTCTTCTTTTTGCATGTCCGCAGCACTGTAGATAGTTGGCAATGCATGAACGAACTCGATGTCGTAGACATCCTCAAGGTTGTGCAAGTCTTCCGCCGACCAAAGCCGCATAAAGTCCGCAAGATCGCCCTTGTCGGATAATCCAAGATTGACCACGCGCACCTTATAGCCAACACTGCGCAACTGGGTACGCAGAGCCGCGGCCGCCGTCTTCCCCTTCGAGTCACAATCCATAGCAATGACAATCTCGCCAGTGTACGCTTTGCGGACGTCTTCGAGGAGTGCTTCGGGCATCGCCTTCTCGCCGCCACCGGTGACGCTGAATGCAGCGACTCCGTGCGACTGGGCCGCGACGGTCGATGCTTCGCCGTTGCACAGTACCAGCGGGAAGCCGCCTTTGTTGGCAATGTCTACGGCTTCGGTGAACTTGTACAGACATTGCTTATAGCCGGGCATACTTTTAAATACCGGCTTATTTCCGTCGATGTATCGATATCGAACACCGCCGACCGTATCGATGACGAAGCATGGTCTGCGCTGATGCTCGCCAACGGCCCACCCAGCCAATCTAAGGGCTTCTAAGGTCAACCCGTGACTCTCTGCATACCCTTCGTGCGTGGTGGCCGTCTTGGTGTCAATACTTGGCGCAATCTTTGGAAGCGTGACGCCAAGGTGTTTGGCCAATTGATACAGTGACCCGCCTTTGTTGGCGACATGGTCGAACCACTTGCCATGCTCCGGGCCGTCAATGGTCAGACTGAACGCGTCACTGTCTGAGCCGGTGCGGTACGGTGAACCGCTTCGATACTTCCCCTCCCCGACATCGCGGAGGTTGTGCGCTTTTCGTAGCGCAGAGATGACTTCATCGGCCGTGCTCATTGTTGTTTCTCTTCGTAGTAGACGAATTTCATATGGGTGTTGCCTTTGTGTTGAGCAATGGTAAGTTCAAACAATGGAGGTGTTTCAACGAATAACTCATCGCCGTTTTCGTCATATCCGTTGTGTTCATTATGGCAATGTTCACATTCAAAAAATATCCGTAATCCATTTCGTCGTGAACTTGGATTCAATGGATAATGACGAGGAATAGGTGTTATTTTTGTTTCCATTAATTCTGCTACTGTGCAAATTCCATCGTGATCTTCGTGACATTGATATACTTCAACAGTTTTTTGATGAAGGTTATCAATATCGCATGATGGACATACAAGACAATCATCAGTAACTTTGATAGAACTATTAGTAAATTCTACCCACACCTTCGGTTTCACTACTGGCGACGGTTCTTCGACCTTCAGCGGTCGCACGTCGCGATTCCACCCAGCCGGCTGCGCAGTTCCAAGCGAATGGATGTACTCTTGCTCTTTTTTGACTGCTTCTCCGCGATTTTCAACTTCTTCAATTAGTTCCATTGTCATGCGGTGACCTTCGGCCCGCAATGCCTTGTACACTGCGCTTGCCGGATCGTGCAGATGCTGGTACCAGCGCTTGCCCAATTCATCGCCGGTGATGCCGACGTATCCTTTGCCCGTATCGAGATGCTTAATCAAATAAATTTTGTGTCTCATCGCTCATCCTCCCGGCTCTTCGTCGTCTTGGTTGCTTTGGCCAGTATCTGGGTAATCAGTGCGTTCCGTGTGATGCCCTTCGAATCAGCGTTGCGGTTCAACTCCTTGACCGTGTCAGCGTACACATAGACCGTGAACTTCTCCATCGGTCGAGCGGACTGGTCTTTGCGTAATCTCGGCATGTATTCCTCCTTTAGTGAATGAATCCTAGTATAACACAAGCCGACAAAAATCCCCCAGCGTAACACGCTGAGAGATCTCTGCGGGGTCTTAGGGTAGATACAAGCTGTTGATTTGGTGACCGAGCAGGTCGGTCGCGGTGCGCACCTCGCCAACGGCTGCGCTGATTTCCACAGGTTGGCGAGACGGTCTTTCCATAGATTCCAAGATGAGCAAACCGCGCACCTGCTCAACGCATGACTCGAGGTGGCGCAGTTGCTTCGCGATTATAGCGCGACGCTGTTTGCGCGTCTTCAGTACTTCGACTTCGTTGTATGTCATTGCTGCGCCTCATACATTCTGTTTATAACATCAGCCCAAGTCATCGTACGAATTGGCCAATTTTGCAAATAGTAAGACGAGCTATAAGCAAAACAAAAACCATCTGCATCAATGTGTTTATCATGGTCATCGGCTACACATAACAGATTAAACGCCTCTTGTACGGATTCTTCAATATAAGTCCATACGTTTGTTGCAAATCTATATTTACCGTTGTTTTCAATCACTAACGTTACAATTTTGTCATGGTAATCTAAAGAATCAAGCTTAAACATACAGATAAATGGTTCTTCGCACAACACTTCCCCAGTTTGATAATCATCATTTTGCAAGTGTCCTATTTGGTAGGTAAGTGCAAACAATAATTGATGCATACAAAATTTCATTGCTTCGCCTCATTGACTACGACCTTTAGCACGTCGTTTATAAGCTTATTCCGTGATGTACCACGAGACTTGGCGATGATATGCAATGCTTCGGCCACGTCTCGTGGTAGACGCACTGCGAAGGTTGTCGCGATAACTCCGCTTGGCTTTGGGCCGGGTCGTAGCTTGGTCATGGTGTCTCCAAAAAAGAAGCGACGCAGGTTATCCCCGCGTCGCTGTGTCGTGTGTCTTAGAACGGCCGTGTGTCTTCGTCGTACTCGGTCGGTGTGTTGCGTGTTGGCTCGGTTGGTCCCTGAGCCGGTGCTTCGTCGTTGCTTCGTTGCTCTTTCGACCAGTCGCGGTACTCTTCGTATGCAACTTCGGCTTTGGTCATCATCTCTTTGCCCACGTACAACGATGCGCAAAGATCGCGGTCAACCTTTGCAACATCGAAGCCAATCTGGGGAAGGACAACCGCGGAACCGTAGCCGGTGTCCGTGGTAACGACGCGACCCTTCTTATCTTTGGGTTGTACGATAGGTGCCCAAAACATGAACGAAGGGATGTCGCGCTTTGCGGTCTTCTTGGCTTCGTTGGCGACTTCGCGCATTGCTGCGAAGATGCTCTCGGACTTCATCGCAGTGACCGCACGACCGACCAAGCCTTTCACCGGCCAGACCACGACGCCTTCGTATCCCTCGATGAAACAAAGCACCTCGGTGTACAAGCGCATGTTCGCATTGGCTTTCCAATGTGTTTGCCATGTCTTGGTACGAATACCGTTGTTGGTTTCTTCGGTGTACGCTTGGGTGCGACTGCGAATCACGATGATGCGCAAAGCTTCAGCGGTAAAGCCGTCCTCGTCATCGAAGAGAAACGAGTTTTCCCAAGGTGCTGGCAGTGCCGGCATGGCGTTGGCCCGTGCGTAGAACTTGCCGACCACACCGCGTGTCTTGGTGGTGCTGAGCCAGCTAATACGCGGAATACCGTCGCCAAGCTCGGTGCGCTCGTGTTCGTAGTTTAGTTCTTGTAGGTCGCGTTCGAAGTCACTCATGGAAGTTCTCCTCATGTCGTAGTGGAGCGGTCAAGGTAACCGCTCCGTGTGTTGCGTCGTTATGCGTTGGGGTTGACTTGGTCCCACGTTGGGATTGCGTCGAGCGGTGCCACGATGGCGAGGATGTCCGCAGCGTACCGTCGCGTCTGCTCGGCTTGGTACAGTTCGACCGCAATGACGTCGTCGGTAATGCGTGCGATCTGCAGCGCGAACTCAATGAAAGAGTCGGAACGTTCGCGCACGGTGAATCGCATCTGGTCGGCTTGGGCTTTGGTCATCGGTGTCATGGTCTTTGCCTTTCTATATCCAGCGCCGGTCATCTGTGCCGGCGCTTCGTACCGTGATTGACTAGCGGCTAGCTGCGTTTGCTGCGGAGTGAAGGGTAATTGCCTGAGCGAAGAGAACATTCATCAACTTGATGTTTGCCTTCATCGTGGCTTTGATGATTGCGAACTGCTCGGAAGCTTCGTCGGTGGTGCGAATCAGGCCGCGGAGGTTGTTCAAGTCTTGACGAGTGGCGTTGTATGCCTGAGCGATTTCCATCTCGGACATTTCTTCGTAGCGGCTCATGATTGATGCGATGTGCTTGTTCATTGTGGTTGCCTTTCGTGTGTTGCTTCCTAACTGATGCTAACTATATATCATGCTATTGTATCTGTCAAGCGAATTTGACACCAATTTTGGACGAGTTTTAAAACTCGCATATTTTGCCAAAATCTGCGAACGCACTGCGAAACCGGTCAGGCTCATCGCCAACGTAGAGCGCCACTTGACCGCGTGTGTTTCTGTCGACGGTCATGCCTTGCGGTTGCTTGAATTGGATGCGTCGCGCAAAGATGCACATCGCTGTTGTGATGCTCATCGCTTCGTGGAACCACGTGGCGTCCGTCGCGTTGTTGACGAGGATGACGCCATGTGACCAGCTGACGCCGTGCTCGATGACCACTCGGTGCACGCATTGCCCAATGACGACGCGTGCATAGGGTGGATTAGCAAAGAGCGTGCGCACCTTTGGCCAAGACCGATGTAGTGCGTTGTTCTCTCGTGTGTAATACGTCGCGGCTTGCACGGTCGTCTGGGCTTCGTCGCAGCTATAGGGGTCGAGGTCGATGGTGCCCAAAGCGGTGCGCACACGGTCAACGATAGGTGCTGGCGTGTACCACTCGCCATTGTCGCTGCGTGCTGTGTAGTACTCTTCGGTAAACGGTAGTCGTGGCTCTTCTTTACTGCGCTTCATTCGACCGCACCTTTCTGTATGCAAGCTTATGACGCCAAGTGTATGTTCGTGCAGTTGTGACGTTGACGTCTAAGTCTTCTGCTATTTGGCGTAATGTCCTTGCTGCGAACCATTCCGGGTCAGTTGGCCACGTGATGCGATATCCATCGTACTTGTTTTTGATGCCGTGCTTTTGTAAGTAGCCATAGACTGTATTCTGCGGTACGTTCAGTGCTTCTATAATTTCCGATGTCGTCCGCTCTTCGTACCACCGCACGTCACGCGGCCAAGGATGCTTACGTATAATCCGTGCTTTGTATCCGTTCTGATGCATGTGTCTGCGAATGACTTTCCAACTAACTTGCAACTCATCCGCAGCTTGTTGGCTCGTCCGCATCGCGTACCATTCTGGCGACGTCG